ACTTAAACTTTGCAGCACTTGTAGTGCCTTCGTTAGTTACTACTGCATCTGTTCCAGGTAAGCCTGTTTCGGTAGAGTGAACATCTACCGTTGCAGCATCTCCTTTAACTTCATTTTTATTTGCACGATAAAGCTTGCCATCAGATGCTCTTTGAACGGCAATCTGGTCTTCACCATCAACCTCATCTAACTTATCAAGGTCTTTTATTTCTATTTGGTCTGGTTTTTTCATAGTTTTTTATAACTCCAACTTGTGGTATTTTTTTCAACATAACTAAACGATTTATCAAGAAAGACGATGTAGTTTCCGTTTTCGTCTGAAACATACTTTCCGTCGTCTGTTCCCCAGTAGTAATACCAAAGGTTTTTTAATTTATAAATAAAATTACTCATATCTTTCTAATTTTCTTTTAAAACGAGACTTATAGTTTGCGTTTCTTCCTGAATAGTATTCTTTCATTTCTTGCCTCATTTGTCCTAGCTTTCTTTCTAGTTCTCTGGACTTTGTTATATTGCCTTTTGCAAAATACCAATCATATGCAGCCCCTATACTTAAAAACCTGTGAAACTCGCTATCAATTCGTGGCGAGTCATCTACTCCTTCACCTATCGATAATGGTGTAGTTGTTTTTGAAACATATAAAATTAAACCACCCTCAACATCTTTGTCTGATTGTGGGTATAAAGATAAAGACCTTCCTTCTACAAAAAATCCCTGTGGTATTCCTGATTTTTCTATACAACCGTGTATATCTTCTTTAACTATTGGTTTTAGTCTTATTGTTCTTCCATCGTAAACAACCTCCACTCTTTGTATTTTTCTTGCATCTGACGGCAATAAATAATCTATTTGGTCTTTTTCTAGATTACCGATAGCGACAGGTAGCTCATCTATACTCTCGTCAAATCTCCAAGTAGAATCATTTTTCCATATCTCTAAAACTGCCTCATCGTAATACCTGTTTAGGTTTCTTATGATTGCCTCTTGCTTGTATTGCGAGGATACGGTATTAGAAAGAAACAAAGTATCTGTAATTAAATCGTTTATTTGCATTTTGTTTTAATTAACTTATCTTAACCCCCGCAAAAGGGGGCTAAGTAAATTAACTAGCAAGGTTAGTATTGGCACAAAGGAATCTACTTTTTCCTTCTGTGAATACCTTAGTTCCAAAAATGGTGTATGGTTTAAATTTGTAACCTTCAATAGCGTCTTCTGCTTTTGAAATATCCATTTTTGGTTCTGTTTGCATAACCAAGTCTATTGAACCTGGTTTTCCAATGTAGTAGGCTTTACCTGTTCCAGTTGAGGCGTCTGGTAAGTTATTAGAAACAAATATTCTGAATCCCATAAAGTTTCCAGCATATCCATTTCTTAATGTTGAGTCTACAACACTAAAACCTTTTTCGGTTGCGGCTAACTCAATGTATTGAGCTGCGAGTGGGTCAACAACCATAATCCAATTGCCGTCCTCTTCAACATTTGCTTCTCTTAGCTTCTTTCTTGCTTCGGCTGCGAAGTCGATTATGTTGCTCTTTGAAAGAACATCGGTTACATTCCAAACTGTTCCATTTAAGGTTTCAGCTAAAACGTGAGTATCAATCACATCTTTGAGTTTGTATCCTGCTCTCTTTCCTTGCTCTTCCATTGGGTTTATGCCGTCCTTGATTTGTAGGTTTTCGATTCTCTCTACATAAAAAGGTGCGACCTTTGCTTGGTTAACTATTAAAGTTTCACCAGTTGCGCTGATAGCGGCATATGAAGATATACCACCACCATCTTGTGTTAAGGGTGTATAGTCAATCACATCAGGCATAGCGATGTATGAATGATTGATTACTTGTCCATCCCTTAAATATGGTTCAAGTCTAGTGTTTGCAACACTACCTTGTCCCACTGCCACTAAACTCTTATAAAGGGGAACTTGTAAAAAAGGTGTCCACTTCTCAGGGATTAGGGCATCTATTTCTGTTCGTGGTTTGTAGTTTGCCATTTTTTATTATTGCCTAGTTCTTGCCCATTGGTTATATTTGTTAAGCTCTTCTATGTTTTCTGGGGTCGGATTAGATGTTCTTTTCTTGATATCTTCCTGTGTCCAGTCTGCATAAGTTTTATCATTACCACTTTGGGTATTTGTAGGCAAAGGGTTAGTTTGTTCTTTTTTTAATTTTTCTCGTTTCGCTTGAATTAAAAGCTGTGTGTCTTCATCTTTAGTTGCCTCTATTAAAGTTATTCCCATTGCTTTGGCTTGCTTGCCCAATAAGTCTATTTCTTCTAAAGAATAGTCCTTAAGCACTTGTGCCATTTTTATAAACTCAACGGGGTTGTTTTCTTCAACCTTATCTTGTTTATTTTTGGATTCTTCTTTAATGTGCAATAAAGCTTCTAACTCTTTTGCCTTTAATTCTGCTTTCTTAGCTCTTTCGTAGAGTTGTTTGTTTTTCAACTCTAGTTCCTTAGCTAGGTCTTCAGATGAATCTTCTTTGGTTTCATCAACCTTAGTCTCTTCATCAACATTTTGAGTTTCCTCTTCAATGTTATTTGTAGTTTGAGAGTCTACAAACTCATTTGTATTTTCCATAATTTTTTAGAGGTTATATTCCTCTGGTTAGTTATAATCTATTTTGACCTTTTTATCTTCTTTTTTATTTGACAACTTAAAAATAATTTTCTCTAATTCTGTCTTTGTTATTTGCCGACCCTTAAGCTCTATCTCATCTCTAATTGTATCAATGTTCTTTAACTCTTCTATTAATCCCTGTAAATATAATATCATAGCCTCACCCTCTTGTGTGCCTACCATCTTTTCTATTATGTCATCTATTATTTCTTTTTTCATACTTGTATTTCTTCAGTTCCTACGGTTTGTATATTTTGTGGTAAACTTGCTTTACTAATCCCGCCACCAACATTCTCTTGAACTGATTGTTCTATTGGGTTAACTTGTGGAGAACCAAAGTCGGTTATATTTTTTCCCATACTTTCTAATATCTCTGCGAATATCTTTCTCTTTACTGGGTCAACTAATAGTGTTGGGTCTGTTCCTATTGCCTGTAAAATCATTAAATTGTTTGCGGCTTCTATTCTCGAGTCTTTGTATTGTCCTGTAATTTCTATCTCTACTAGATAATCAACATCTTTGTAATATTCTGCTGGGATAAATATGTCACTTGCTTTTTGCTTTTCGGCAATTACTTGCTTCATTGCGTCTGCTTGCGATTTTGACGGTATTTTATTATTTTTCTTAATAAACTCCATTAACTTGTCTATCCATTTTATTTCAATTACTAGCTTTTGATATTCCTCTAAGTCGTCTCCGATTAAATTGATATAGTGCTCTTTTGTTGATTTGAAGTTAGGAATAACATCGTTAACAACAAATTTCTTTATTTGAGAAGCAACATCTTTTTGTATCATTTCAAAATATGATTGAACCATTGCGGCTGCAATTTGTGCTGAACCTAATGGAGTTCCAGCTGGCAATCTTTCTCCCCTAACTACATCGTGAGTAAATGTCTGTTCATCTCTAGTTGCTAACCATTTCCTTTCTTCTAAATCCATTGCCGTTAGATTTCTTTCTTCTGTTGGAATCCTTTCTATTCTTGCCATCGTCTTAACAACATCTCCATTCGCTACATCGTGGACTAAACTCTTGTTAAAGTTTGAATCCATTGTTTGAAATATGTTTAATGTTGAAAAGTAAGATGACTTAACTCTTAAGTTAGTTATTTCATTTGTTCTTACTTGTGGGTCTCTTAATATCTCTACTCTACCAACGCCTAGCCACCTACCTGGTATCTTTTCAAAATGGAAATCTCTGTATGGGAAGTCATCTTCGTTTATTTCTATGTCGTCTAATACAATTCCTCTTGACGGTGATAATCCAGATGCTATTGGCTCTTTACCATTGTAGAAAGAACCATCTGGAACATATGCGATAACTCTTCTGTAAGTCCATTCGCCTTTTTCGTCTTCAACTTCTCCATATCTTTCAAGAACTCTAATATATTTCTCGTCGGTATTTCTCCAAGCGTCAATTACTTCTTTTATTTTATTTTTGTCCCAATTTTGCTTTCTTAATTGTGAAACTGTGTAGTAGTGTTGTTCTATAACATAACTTGCGTCTTTTAGTGAGTCTGCGGCTTGTTCATTTACTAGGTTTCTTAAATCAACCATATATGGCTTGCCATTAACAATCTTCAAAACAGCACTACCCATTATTGGTAAACTGTAAAAAATCTTTGAAAGAATCTCTGCAAAATTCTGTTCTTTCATCCAATAACTAAAGTCCCTATTCATTAACCAAACCTTTCTATCGCTTTGTCCTGGTCTCTTTTTAATTTGAATATGCTTAGGGTCAAATTTAATTGCCTTTGTTGCTGTATTACAAGGTGCTTTAACTATATTGTTAAAGAACTTCTGAAAACCTTCACTATCAAATTTACCACTTTCAAACTGAGAATTATACATTCGTATATTCTCGTTGATTGTCTTTTTTTGATTGAACTCATAATTTTCAGCAATCTTTATGGAACGAGTTTTGAACTCTTCTAATTCCTGATTTATTGATTTAAATATGTTAGTCGTATTCATTAAATTGCTTTCTTATTTTTGCTTTTTCTTCTTCAATTATATTTGGCGATAATGCCCACACTGCTAATGCTAGTGCAATTACAAGATCATCATGCTGTCCTTTTATTGCTCCATAGCTTACATATCCGTTGCTCTTAATATTATATTGATAGTTTCTTAATTCTTCTATCAAGTCTTTGTTATCGCATAATTTAATTATTCTATTCTCACAGAATATTCGTAGTTTATCTATAAGCTGTTCTTTTGCTTTTGCCGAATGCATACTATATGGAACTGCATATGTCATCCTGATAATATCTTCAAATACTGCATCGCCTAGTCCACTACTATCTACCCAAAGTGGAGCTGAATTATATTTCTTGGAAATTTCAAATATCTTTTCTTTAATAAATTGCCAATTTGCTTCTCTTATCTTCTCAGCCCAAACGACTTTCTTTTTACCAACGTGAATTACCACTACTGCAGTGAAATCGTTATGTATTCCCAAGTCTACTCCGATTACATAACTTGCGTTCTTTTCTGGCTCTTCCATCTTGCCATCAATCAATACTTCTAAATCTCCAAAAGCTGACCCTGCGCTTGTAATAAACTTTGCTAGATACTCTTGCTCAAATACTTTTTCTGGTGTTACTGATTTCAATTTATCAAGCTCTTCTGCGGAAACATATGGACTTTCGTATGATGTGAAATGGAATTGCCCCCTACCTGCTTTAAGCCATAGCTCGTAAAAGTAATTCATTCCGTTCGGCGTGCTAATAAGTATTGTTCTGCCTTTCTTGCTTAGTGTTGTTGGCTTGACATATCTATGATATATGTCATCACCTAGAAATGCCGCCTCATCAATAATATTTAAATCTGTTGCACTACCAAGGATACCTCGTGGATTTTCTGCTGATTTACCCTCAACTATTGAACCATTATCTAAAATAATCTTTGGTGGAATCTTTTGATAACTATATTTATTTGTTATATGTGCTAGGTTTTTCAAAACCTCATCCATTACTTTGCCAGTAAGTCCGTAGTCTGGGGCTATTACAAAAACAGTTTTATTCGGTTGTAAAATCTCTTTGGTGACCAGATATGAGCAACAAATAGTTTTTCCCCACCTCCTCCCAGCACAAATAACTATATCTCTTGCCGTTGATTCTATAACTTGTTTTTGTCCTTCGTGCGGAGTAAAGCCGATTTTTTTTTGAAGCTTTTCATCACTAATTTTCAAAGGTGCTTTTGTGTTTTGAGGGTTCACTGTCCCTGAATAATTTTTCATAAGTTTTAAGAGGTTTCTTCCTCATTGTCTTCTACTAGGTCGTATATATCTTTATCAAATGAGCTCATACTACTTCTTGGGTATCTTCCTTTTACTTTGAATATTTCTTGTATTGCGGCAATAGAGTCTCTGTCTTTGCCAGAATATGCTATTTGTTGCAACCTATCTATCAATGGCTTATCGTCTATATCTTCTAGTAGCGTTCTCCATGTAGATGTTCGAGCAACAGCATAACCCTTAGCAGAGCTAGGAGAATAGCCATGTTTTATTTGCAGTTGATATAGACTTGGCTTGTTGCCATTTTGAATCTCAGCTATATATTCCTCAAATATATTTTTAACACGTATATCGGTAATTTTTTCTAATTTGAAGTCTTGTTTATCCATTTTTCTCATTATATCATATTTTTCACTATAAGTCAAATCCTATTGAACATAAAAACGAACCTTTCTCTTCTTTGGCAGAACCCTTATTCCTTGTGGTGCAGGTGGAAGTTCCCATTTCTCACCATCAAACCACCAAGCTGTTCTTTCTTCTGCTCTTTTTTCAACAGACATTTTTCCATAATACAGACTGCTTGCCGCACACTTGTGGTCTATCAAGCTTGGCAAAGAGAAATAAACACTTAGCTTTTTATCGCACATATATCTAAAGTCCATAACCCAGTCGGCTTCCGCTAAATCTTCTATTGGCTTGATGTGCTTTTTCTTTGGGTCATCGCAAGTCTTTATCATTTCTCTCATAAGGTGTGTTGGAAAAGCAAAACATATTTCCTGTAAAATCATTTTAAGTTCTACATAATTAACACCTGCCCGAACAGCATCATCTATTAAGTTTCTATTAATTCTTTTTGAATAAAAGAAATTATAAACTGCTTCTGGTTTACCAATAGAATTAACAAATGCTTCAGCTTTTTCTTTGAAGTTGTCACACAAAATAGCATCGTCTTGTATTGTTATGCCAAAATCACAACCCTGCCTGATATGATTTCTTAAACACTTCTTACGAGTATCCCATATATTATTCTTAGTATCCCATATAACTTTAATACCTGGTAGCTTCTTTTTGAGTTGTTTAACATATTTCTTCCTTTTGGGGTGTGCCATTATGTTATAACTAAAAGTAAAAGAGCTTTTGCTTAATAAGTATATGAAATAATTGTCTTCTCTTGCCAGCTCTTTTTTAATAACCCTTAAACCATTATTTTTAAAAATTGCTTCTACATCTTCTTCTTTATGAAAAATTACTTCCCCTTTGCCCCCCTCTAAATGTATTCCTAGTATTAAAAACTTTTTAGTTGCCCTTGTCAAGTTGGCAATTACTTTCTTTAATTCCTCTAAATCAACCCAATTAAGAAACAGCATACAAATAGCTACATCAAACTCGTCTTCATAGTTCAAATTAAATATATCTCCCAATCTTAGTTTTTTATTGCCGTCTTTTTTTTCTGCTTCTTCCA